ACTGGATTCGTGAACGAGGTGCGCACGCGCGTCGTGTTCACACCCGCGGGGACGGTGAATATCTCTCTCTGATACTGGTGAATCACGTAATCCACGGGTGTGTGCTGCAGTTTCAAGCGTTCAAACTCGTCGACGAACATCACCTCGGCATCGAGCGTGAAGTCCACGAGATGGATTGGACTCGAAAGTGTCGGTCGGGTGGCGTTGTCGACGTCCGGATCTACGCTGATGTTTTGATAGGAGACGATGAGCGGGGCGTAGTCTCGAAGTTTGACCTCGACGAACACCTCCTGTCTGTAGAGCGCGCACAGCGGCACGGCGAGATGCTCCTTCATGTAAAACCAAAAAGGCAGGTCAACGATCCATTTCGTTTCAGTCGTCGCTTGACTTCCGAGGTAATACAAGATGGATTTGCTTCCGACTCTCGTGCCCGCCGAACGAATCGGGTATTTCCCAATCAATTGTGCCAACGCGTTCTGTTTCGTCTGCGTGACGTGATGTTCGCTGTGTATGGTCAATTCGTCACTCGTCAACCGCTGAATCACGACGTCGCCCATGATGAAATCGACGCGTTCGATGATCGCGTGCCCGATGGACTCGACGTATCCAGTCGCGGATCGATTCGTCCGTGGTAAGGTCATCCTGAACGCGAGATTCGTGAGCACGTCCCCGGTATTGGACGCGAGTCTGAAGCGAATCGTCTGCCCGAAATCGGGTTTGCCCTCGCCGAGATGTTCCAGATTTACAGTCTGCATGGCGAACGCGGTGTGTTTGTGAAATAACTCCTTGAACGGTGTGTATTCTGGGTCATCGATCAGGTATGAATCTCTCGATCCTTCGCCAGAAACCTGGAGCTGAGTTCGACCAGCCATCCTACTAATAGCGATCAGAATTTTAAACCACAAATCCCATCGGATATGGTGAGGATGTTGTAATTCTTCGCCAACACTCGAACGATGTTGTCGTACCCGGCGTACGCGGGCTCCTGTCGGATCTGAATCTTGAGCAATTGGTGCGCCACCCGACTGAAATTCACCTGCCCCGTCGGGTAGTAGACTTCGGGTCGAAGCGCCCAACTGTACACCCCGAAACAACCCTGAATGGTGTGATTGAAGATGATGTCCGGATCGGCGTCGGGTGCGACCTCGATCGTGGACACGGTCTGAATGATCGGACAATTCACGTGACGTCGAAGTGGTACCTCGTAGGTGAGGTATTTGTAGTCGTGATCGAACATGACCTCGTTGTTAAAGCGCAACTCGACCCGTTCGATCTGGTTCAGTGTGCTCGGGAAATTCGCCACGACCGACGCCTTGCTCCGCGACAGGAAATACATCTCCTTCACGGGATGTTCGAATTTCAACAACACGCTCTTTTCGGTCACGCCGTACGGCATCTCGAACTCTGCCTTCTGGAGTTGGGTGATGCAGTAGTCCAGAGGTGTCGTCATGTAGTAATTGCGTTCGTCATCGCTCACGTACGCGAACTCGCAGTCCAGACTCATGTTTTTGATCTGTGCGGTGATACCCGGGACGTAGCCGTAGAAGATCATCTCCGACAGTGGTCGGAGCTTCAATCTAACTTCAACGATTTGTTTCGTGAGCGCCACCGTCGGAATGCTCAGCGCGCTCATTCGATGAAAATAGAACGGAAGGTCCAGAAAATACGTGTACTGTCCCGTGTACGACAGAAAATTCCCGTGCCCTGAAAGGAAATATTCCGTCTGTGCGATGTCGTCCGATGTCAGCGTGAGTTGAGAATTCATGTAAATGTACTCGCCTGTGATTCGCTCGATCGTTTGCGACCCGATCACGAGGTCGGCGTACTCTATGAGGTGACTGATCACGCTGGGTGGGTAGTAATTGTTGTTCCACTCCTCCGAGAAATCGGGCTTTGGATCGGTCAGGGTCACGCGGAGCGTCATGTTTCTGATGAGATCGCCGCGACTCGGATCTATCAGGGCGGTCACGTGCTTTCCGAAATCAATCGACCCACCACCCTCGAACGGAACCTCGATTTGCTCGACACTGAAAGGCGTGCTCCTTTTGTACCGCTTCAGGAAGTGACTGTACGACGGTTTGCCGACGAGCCAGCCATCGAGCGAACCCGTGGCTGCTAATTTCAATCTGCCGACTGTCGACATCTACGATTAGCTCACAAAAGTTTTCGCGTCAGAGTCGGCACATTCTTTGCGTGACACATAGTAGTATGAGCATGAACTTGCAACTCAAGCGATTCAACCCGAAGACGATGCCGGACGACGCCGTGTGTGTCTTCGTGGGCAAGCGTCGCACGGGTAAATCACAGCTCCTCAAAGACATGATGTATCACAAGAGATACATACCGGCGGGCGTGGTACTGTCGGGGACGGAAGAAGGAAATTCGTTCTTCGGTGCGTTCGTGCCAGATTTATTCGTGTACGGCGACTACGACAAGGAGGCGCTCGAACGCGTGGTGGCTCGTCAAAAGACTATGATCGCGAAAAATAAGTGCCAACCCGCGTTCGTCGTGCTCGACGACTGCATGTATAATCCATCGTTCCTCAAGGACAAGATCATTCGTCAATGTTTCATGAACGGACGTCACTGGAAACTGTGGTTCGCCCTGACCCTGCAGTACTCCATGGACTTACCACCCAGTCTGCGCGCTAATTGTGATTACGTGTTCGTGTTGCGAGAAAACGTGCTGGCGAACAGAGAGCGTCTTTGGAAAAATTTTTTCGGGATCGTGCCGACGTTTGACATGTTCTGTAAGATTCTCGACGCGACGACGGAAAACTACGAATGCCTGGTGTTGGACAACACGTCCAAGTCGAACAAACTCACGGACTGTATATTCTATTACAAAGCCGATTTGCGGAAAAATTTCAGAGTGGGGTCGCCTAAGTTTTGGAGTATACACAAGAAAATGTACAACCCATCTCACGCCAACACCATCCAGGAAGATCCACGGAAGGCTGACAAGAAGACGGCGCTGAAAATCACGAAGAAAAAATAAGGCATCAATCTCAGAACAATGAGCGATTCAATCTCAAGTGTGAACCTCGCGGATGATTCAGAGTACGTGTCCCTTTCGGTAGACACGACGAAACCGCCGCCGTCGACGTCGACGTCGAGCGTGCGCCAAGCGGAAACGACGACGGCGTTTGTGCAACAAGAAAAAAATCTGTTGCAACATCAAACTGGAATGATGGATTCAACGCCGATCAGCGATCTTGTCATGGAAGACAATGGTTTTATGGACCAACAACAACCGATGCTTCAGCAGCAACCGCGAATGCAAGGTCTGCAAATGCAAGCGCCGGCGCACGGACACATGATGCCGATGATGCCCCAACAACAAGAAGAACCCGTCAAGCCGGAGAGTAAGAATTTCATGAATTTGACGGATGATCAACTAATCGCTCTGGTCGCGGGCGTCGCCGCGAGCATCGCCATTAGTAAACCGGTCCAGGACAAATTGGTGACCTCGGTTCCAAACTTTTTGGACAACGCTGGGTCTCGCTCGATGATCGGCTTAGCCGCCACGGGTGCGGTCGCCGCTCTCGTCTTCTACATCGCGAAGTCCTACGTGGTCAGTCGCTGATGTGTTCACCACAGAACAGCGTCGGACCGTCGATGCGTTCGTAAATCCCCAGACTGATACATATCTTCGCGAGGTCCTTGTAATTGGACCAAAACAAGTCGCTGTGATCGTACACGTCCACGGTGCAGTGTGCTAATTCATGAATCAAGACGTGAAATATTTCGTTCGCATCCCCCTGCAAACACAGTGTTATATTCGCTCCCTTGTTAGTGTTGAAACCGACCGTGTCCGTGAGCGTGTGAAACGCCGTCAGGGGTTTGGGATCCCAAAGCATTTGGAACCGGAGATTATTCGTCGACCGAAGGTGGTCGCGAAGGATCTTGTACCTGCGACGCACTTCCACGAAATGGGGTGGTTCGCGAGTGCGGGTCAGAATGATGACGTTCATGGCGACGAGGAGAGGGAAGAACATCCTTACTTAGTAAACACAAATAAAAATTTACTGTACATCTGTGAGATCCTCGCCCCCTGTAGGGGTTCCCACATGTGTAACCGAAATCCCGCGTTCTCCAACGACGTGATCAACACGTCCGAGTAACACACCGGTTCCGATTTAGGTCCTTCGTCGTAAAACGGCACGCCCGCCAATTGCACGAACAATTTCTCGCCGAAGTCACCGTTTCCGTGTGGCAATCGCATTTTGAAAAAGTTTCCCTCCTCGTCCGTGTAGGGTGTCATGGAAAGGATCCGACGGCTGTCGGGTATCACACCGACGAGCGTCCCACCCTTCTTCACGCGCTTCTTGATCTCTCGAATCGTCGACTCGAAAAGTTCCCTGGTCTGGAAACAGTAATGCAGACTGAAATTGTAGACGATCACGTCGAACGGTCGTTTGGGTGCGGCGTGAATGTCCCCGTGGTAAAAGTTGACGCGACGCATGTCCAGGTTCTTCGCGCGTTGGCGCGCCTCGACCAACGCCGATTCGTCGGGGTCGCACATGTTCAAATTCGTGACCCCCGCCGATTTATACTTTGGTAAATCGCCACCGAACCCACACCCGACGTCCAACACGTGACACTCGGGTGTGCACGCGAACGCGATGAGCTCGCGCTTGACGAGATTGTGATGCTTTCGAATCGCCTCCATGTCTGTCTTACTATGGTAACACGAATCCGAGTTCGCTCGTTTTCAGCGGGCGATCGAGTTTCCAATTGTACAGGTAGTAGTGAAGGGCACCCACACCGCGAATGAACCGACGCTCGAGCAACTCGTCGCCCGTGAACGGGGCGTCGAGGCAGTTCAAGACGTCGAAGCCGGCGTTCTTCGCAAGCACGATGGCGTCTTGAAGCGCGCCGTCACCCACGGCGTGTAAGACGTACGCCTGCGCGTTCGCCCCCGTCGCACTCCTGTAGCCGACTTCGTACAGACAGACAAATTTCCCCTCACCGACGAACACGTGCGGTAGACGAAGCAACCGCTGTACGTAATCCTCGTCCACCACCCTTGACACGCGTAGACTGTGCGACTCCGCCTTCAGAACGTTGAGGATCTCCTCGGCGTCGTCTTGTGTGGCGCGACGAAGCATGGAGTTTCCGTGCACGTCGAACATGCGAGCATTCGGACGATCGGTCTGATAAAACCCCGATTTTATCAGGTTTGGGACATTGAGTAATCTGTGCCAATAATACGTGCTCGCCAGCGGCGACGGGAGCTCGTGTTCTGCGGTGTAAATTGCCTGGTGAATGCCTCGGAGCACGGCGCGTCGCGTCACTTCGCGAATCAAAAGCGGTGCTAGACGTTTGTCTCGAAGACGTTTCGACACACACAGAAACGTGATCTCCACCGCGGACACGCGTTTTTCGTCGCACATTATGTTCGTCGGTCGACCGGCGATGAAGCCTGTGAGTTTACCTCCCTTTCGCAAGGCGACGTTCCAATACGGATCTCCATGGAGAATCCATTCAATGAATTCTTTGGAATATTCCATCGTGGATGTTTCGTCGCTCAAGTAATGCGCGGAGAGTAGATTTTTCAATTCGTGCGTTTGACACGTGGACCACTCGTACCCATCTGGAAGCTCGGTCGCACCTTCAGATGCCTGGAGAACTTTGACGTCCCCACACCCCTGTGGTTGCGTGTCCCAGAATTCGTGCACCATGTGTATTTGTTTGTGCTTGTTTTTTTAAATTAAAGAAAAAGCCATAGGGTAGAATACAAGGAAAAACCAACCATGAGCCTCCTCGAACAAGACTACGATCTTCCGCCGGGACAGCTTTTCGCCTGCATCTCCGTCGTCGGACCCGAGACGCCGCAGCGTTCGGACAACTTTGCGGTGAAAATCCGCGGAGTGTTCGGCACTCGCGACGAAGCGGCGAAGCACGCGGAACGGATCCAAAAATCCGACAGCACGTTTGACATTTACGTCGCCGACGTCGGGAAATGGCTGTTGTTACCGCCACCGAAGGACATCGAGGACAGTCATTACGCCAACGACAAGCTCGAAGAAATGTTCTCCGCGTACCGAGAGAATCAGATCCAAGCGAAGAAGATGTTCGAGGAAAGAAAGCGGAACATGATCGAACGTCCGGATGGCAACTACATCGTCCCGGGCGACGAAAACAGTGCCTATTACACCAAGCCGGACGAACCGCCGATCAGTCACCCATCGGAAGTCGTCGACAAGCTCAAGGTTGAGCACCCCGATTGGGACATGCCCAAGCTCATCGCCGAAGCCGACAAGGTCGTTGCCGAGGAGATCGAGGCGCGCAAGAAGGC